TTTTTTATACCACAAAAAGAATTTGATTTAATTAATCAAATGAATGAAGAATTAATTGATGAAATTATTGGTCAATCAGTTGATATTTACAAAGTAAATGTTGAAAGAACGGAAGACAATATGTATGGGGAATCAACAGCTAAATATTATGACATTGGATTTAGAGTAAATTGTTTAATTGAGTATGCTGAACCTGAAATCGTTCAAGATGAGTTTGGTTCAGATTTAAATTCAAATATAACAATGTTCTTTCAAAGAGAAAATCTTGCAAGTGGTTCATTAAATTTTTATCCTGAAAATGGTGATATTGTGGATTGGAATGATTATTATTGGGAAATAAATGGAACAACAGAACCACAATTATTTGGTGGACATCCAAACTTTAAACACAACATTGTAGCTACTGCACATCGTTCAAGATTATCATCATTACAGATTGAAGAAAGACCAAGATAATGCCAAATAAAGCAGCAAAACATAGAAAACAAGAAAGACAAAAAAAGAATAAGATTTTAGAAAGAACTGGTAGAACACCTGCACAAATAAAAAGATTTAAAAAACGAGGTATAAAATAATGGGTGTTCAAAGAATAACAGGAAAAAGAATTACGAAGTATGATACTTCAAATCCTAACTTTGTAGAAAAACCTAAACCTGAAGTTAAGGTAAGTGGTAATGTTCAAGATGATGAAGATGTGTATGGTGAAAGAAAACATACTTACACACCTGAACCAAATGGTAATTTACAAATGGAGCAGATGATGGGTAAGTTGATGAATAAATTAGATAACTTTGATTCACCAAGTCAAACAGGTGTGAAAGCCGTTGAAGTAGATATTAAAAAAGAAATTGCAATTGGTAAAGCTGATATGAGTAGTATTAAATCAGAAGAGGTTAAGGGTAAGGTAAACAATAAACTTGATAAACTTAAAAAACTGAGAAGACGAAATGGCCGTTAATAAAATAACAAACAAAAGTGTAGTTAATAGAGAATCAGTTAATCGAGCTGAACAAATGTCTATGAAAGACAATAAAGTTCGTGGTAATAGAGAGCAATCGATAAATCCAGGAAAAGATTTTACTAAAAACTTTGCTGTAACATTAAAAGATATTGATACATCGGTGATGACACATTTAAAAAATGTAATGAAACCAAGAATAAAAGAAGCTAATGAAGTAATTAAAGTTCCTGTTTATTATGGTAATGAAGAACGATGGAAAAATTTTAGAAAAAGAGGAGTATTAAGAGATAAAAATGGTTCATTAATACTTCCATTAATTATGTTTAGAAGAACTGATGTATCTTTTGATGATGCAATGCCAATGTCATTCGACCACGATGTAAAAGGTGAGTTTATAAAAGTTGCAAGAAGTAATAGGTGGAGCAAAGACAATCAGTACGATAGATTTTCAGTTCAAAGTGGAGTACAACCTGTTCAAGAAATTATTTATACTGGAATGCCAGATCATGTCATATGTAATTACTCGGTAGTTATGATGACTAATTTTATTGAACAAATGAATATATTAAGTGATTTATTTCTTGAACATATAGGAACATATTTTGGTGATTCAGAACAATATAAGTTTTTATCATCATTAGATGGTAGTATAAGTGATGCATCTGAAATGAATCAAGATGGTGAACGACTTATAAAAACTGAATTTGGTTTATCAATAAAAGCATATGTCATACCTGAATTTACAAGTAATATTTTTGGAACAACTGCTGAAATATCAAAACAAATTACACCATCAAGAGTTACCTTTGGGATGGAAGGTGATGCTACAGACAAACAAGTGGGAAAATAAATCACTCGTTTTCAAAATTTATATATACTTATATATAGACAATAAACAATTCATAATTGGAGGTTATAATGCCAGAAGTAAAATTCACAGAAGAGGAACTTGCACGAGTTCAAAACATACAAAAAAGTTATGCAAATGTTCAAAATCAATTCGGACAATTAAAATTAGCACAAATTAGATTAGATGAACAAGAAGTTGATTTAGAAGAAGCTTTAAAAACAATTCAATTAGAAGAAAAGAAATTTCTTGATGGAATTACTGAAAAATACGGACAAGGTTCTCTAAATCCCGAAACAGGTGTATTCACACCAACTGAAAATAAATCATAATAAACAAAAAAAAATCATTGTTTGAGAATTTAATCATATATTTATATATGAATAATACTAATGCGCAAAGTAGTATATTTACCTCAAAAATTAAAAAGTTAACTTAGGAGAAAATCAATGGCCGAAAAAATAATTTCACCCGGTGTATTTACAAACGAAATAGACCAGTCATTTTTACCTTCTGCTGTCGCTGATATAGGAGCTGCAATCATAGGACCAACACTTAAAGGTCCTGCAGGAATCCCAACCGTTGTAACATCATATTCTGATTTCCAAGCGAAATTCGGAGATGTTGTGAAAAGTGGTTCAAACTCAGTTCAATTCTTAACATCACACGCAGCTGAAGAATATTTAAAAAGTTCAGACACATTAACCGTAGTCAGAATATTGGATGGGACATTTACACCAGCCAGTGTTTCAATCACCTCAAGCTTGGGACAACTTTCGACAAGTCCAGCTACAGGTGGAGCAACAGTCAATTCAGGTTCAATACCAGATTTATCATTTGAATTAGAAACATTAGCAGATGGTGGTATTATGAATAATGCCGGACATACTTCATCAGTAAATAATGTTTTAACAAATGGAACAGTTCATAATGTTAGATATGAAATCAGTAATGTAAATAATAGTAAAGGTACATTTACATTAGTAATAAGAGCAGGTAATGACAATGAAAAAAGAAAACAAATTCTTGAAACATTTACTAATATTAATCTTGACCCTAATTCACCAAATTATATTGCTAAAGTAATTGGTGACCAAAAACAAGTTGTTGGAACTGATGGAAGTACTAGATACCTTGAATTACAAGGTGATTTTCCAAATAAATCAAGATATGTAAGAGTTAAAACTATAACCAATACTATAGATTACATTGATGAAAATGGTAATGTTAGAGTAAATGGTACATCAGGTTCTTTACCATTAGTAGGTAGTGGTTCTACACTTGGTGGATTTAGTGGTGGTGCTAGTGGATACTTTGGTTTAAACGCTGATGGTACATTGGATGTTCAAGCGACTGCTGCAACACCAAATCCAACTGGTTCTGCTGTGAATTTCTATGAAAACATTGGTTCACAGACTCAAGGATTTAATCCAACTGATATAACATCTGAAAATGGTGGATTGGGTTATGCAAAGGCTATTGATTTGTTAGCCAACCAAGATGAGTTTGACATTAATTTAATATTAGCACCTGGTTTGGTTCATTCAGAACATAGTGCTATAACAAATAAAATCATAGATACATGTGAAAATAGAGGTGATTGTTTCACAATTATTGATCCTGTGTCTTACAACCAAAATCCAAGTGCTGCTGTAACACAAGCTGAGGCAGTTGATTCAAACTTCGCAGCTATGTATTACCCATGGGTTAAAGTACCTGATTCAAGAGTTGCTGGAGCTCAAAGATGGGTACCGCCTTCAGTTGTATTGGGTGGAATATATGCATTTAATGATAGAGTAGCACACCCGTGGTTCGCTCCTGCTGGATTGAATCGTGGTGGAATCACAACAGCTATTCAAGCTCAAAGAAAACTAACTCAAGGTGAAAGAGATACATTGTATGATTCATCTGTAAATCCAATTGCTACATTCCCTGGACAAGGTGTAACAGTATTTGGACAAAAAACATTACAGAAAAAATCATCAGCATTAGATAGAATTAATGTAAGACGATTATTGATTAGATGTAAAAAGTTCATCGCTTCTTCTTCAAGATTCCTTGTATTTGAACAAAATACAGCGGCAACACGAAGAAGATTCTTAGGAATTGTTAATCCATTCTTAGAACAAGTTCAATCACAAAGTGGTTTGAGTGCGTTTAGAGTAGTGATGGATGAAACGAATAATACAGCTGATTCAATTGATAGAAATCAATTAGTCGGACAATTATTCTTACAACCTACAAGAACTGCTGAGTTTATTGTATTGGATTTTACAATACAACCAACTGGCGCTTCTTTTCCAGAGTAATAGTTAGTTAAATAACTGAAGAAAAGGGATTTATTTAAATATAAGTCCCTTTTTTTTATATTTTTAGATATTTATATATGAATTAAAGGTTTAAGTACTTAATAGGAGAAATTAAATGGCCGAATTATTAGAACCACAAGATATAATGTTTACACCTTTTGAGCCAAAGCTCAAAAATAGATTTATAATGCAAATCGATGGTATTAACGCTTATTTAATTAAGGGTATAAACAGACCATCATTAGAATCAGACGAAGTAGTATTAGAACATATGAATACTACAAGATATGTTAAAGGTAAGTCGAGATGGCAACCTTTGGAAATTACTTTATATGATCCAGTTGTTCCATCAGCTGCACAACAAGTAATTGAGTGGGTTAGATTACACCACGAATCAGTTACTGGTAGAGATGGATATTCAGATTTTTATAAGAAGAATATTACATTCAACCTTTTAGATCCAGTTGGAGCTGTGGTTGAAGAATGGGAATTAAAAGGTGCATTTATTCAAAGTGCTAATTTTGGTGACTTAGCATTTGACTCATCAGATCCTGTTGAAATATCTTTAACATTAAGATATGATTACGCAATACTTAAATTCTAATAAAATACTTAACT